TGAAATTGTCTGAAACTGTGGGTGAAATTGAAATACTATGGCAGAAATATGTTGACATGCTTGAGGCACGTTGCCAAGGATGTTTCTGGTAATTGATAAGAATGTGTGACAATAGTTTTAGTGTCACTGTAAATGAGCACAAGCACTGATTTCATGTATTGTATTCACAAGTTCAAAAACGATTCAATGCAACTCACTTCACGCAAACATTCAATGGTGATTGATATTCACCCTCATGTCAATTTTCCCGGTTCAAAGTATGTTTGGAAACTTACATTCAGAGGAGAAGAACAAACCCAGAAAGTTATCAATCATAAAGAGATGATTGAATGTATCAAAGCAAGAATTGATCTAGGATATGAGGTCACTGATTATCATTCAGTGCCTGTCAATGCTAACATTTGCATGTGCTGAATCATGAGGATCTTTCTACTTGCTGGTTTCACTATTCTTGGTGCTAATCTAATGCTGAATGTGTTAGATAGCAAAATGGTACAAACTATCAACGAACGCAACCAATCTATCGAGCGAGCATTCAATCAATGAACGACAGAATCATCGATCGAGATATACTTCAAGAGGAGTATATCAACAAACTAATCAACAACATGTCGGTAGAAGATCTCATGAACATTGTCACTGAAGAATTGCAGTCTGAGTTCAATAAGTATACTTTCGATGAACTAATAGGTGAAGTAGAAGAAAACAAATATGATGATCTCATAGAGATCGCTACCATGAATAATAAAGAAATCGACAATGATTGTGCCACTAACATTAGAGGCACACAATATGAGCATGGAGTCTAAAATCGATTATCTTACATACATCGGGAGGGAAACAAACCTCACTCCCCACTAACATCAACCCCATCATCATCATGCGTAAAATCGAACAACAAATGATCAAAGCAATCAAGTCTGAAACTGATTGGAAATCAGGAAACACAAAGGTTGTAAACTTCTTCAATGATGGTGATAAGTGTGTTGTCTCTTCTGTCTTCTTACATGGTAATAAGATCGCAGAAATCACTGACACTGACATGACCATTTTTGATGGTGGTTGGCAATCCAACACCACAAAATCTAGACTCAATGCATTATGTAATGAATTCTGCGTTGAAGGTGAAGTAGTATTTCAAAAGAACTTTGAATGGTTCATTAGAAAGTTTGTAGGTGAATCTTCCATCACTGGTAAGGTTTACAATGTAGAAGATTTCACTAACGGTTTCACTTTCGCTTGACATTATTATCATGGCATTTCCCTATTTCATTCTCAACGAACACAATCAACAACAGTGGGATGATATTATCTCAACAATTCCATCCTTTGTTGCTGATACTGGATCAGATTGCGATTCAACCTATGATTATGTTGTAAATCATCTAGAATCACCATTCATAGAGAATAAACAGTGCTGGGATGAATTTTATGATAAATGGGCAGATGCTTTCTATCATAAGTAATACCAACTCACACACCACTAATTGTCAATGAAACGTTTTATTGTTGAGTCTGTTCAGTTCAATTGGATCGATGGTGATTTTGAATGTCCTCTACAGTTTCAACCGGGCATAATTGATGCTACGTTATCAACAGTCTGGTTTGGTGAATCAGAGGATGATGTTGTTACTCAGATTAGGCAAAGTGCTGCTTTTGAAGTACAGTCTATTGATCTGACTTATCTACCATATAAGGTAAAATCTACATGATCTAAGTTATAACGCGCAGTCAATCAGTAAGGTACAATGAAGACACGTAGATCCGTTGCAATTACTAACACTTACGTGTATGAGAAGGTTATATTATCCCTTATAAATATGCACCCTTATGATAGGTTTATCTGGATGAATTACCGTGATTCTAAGTGTTAGTGAAATGTTGAAATAAATGTATGTTTGTGTTCACTTATGTTCAGTAATGTTCGCTGCCGTTGTTACCTTAGCGAGCACACAATGAACTCACAAGTCTACACCGAATCGCCGCCATTGTCAACCCCTAAGTGACAGTTAGAGAAGATCTCTAAGTAACACACAGTTGCCCAGATTGCAGTCCCTCACTAACACTTAGAGAAGATCTCTAAGTAACACATAGTGGGCACAATTGCACCGTGGTTAGTGACAGTTACAGAAGATCGCTAAGTGACACATAGTGGACATACTCTGAGGGTCTCAGTGACACTTAGTGACCACACAGTTAGTGACACTTAGGGACAGTTATTTGTGGGGTTTCGATGTGATCGGGGGCGGGCGTTGCTAAAAAAGTACCGTCTTTCTAAGCTATAAACGTTTCCAGACGACCTCTCGAAGTCGAAATCAAAAATTTTTTCCCAGATATAAAAAAGTCCCTTAGAAAATTTTCCCCCAGACCTTTCGAGGGGGGCAAAGTGTTCAACTATGCTGTTACTGCAAGGGATGTCAAAATCGCCCTTTTAGGGATAAAAGATCTCTATGAGACTCCCAGTATCATCACGGACTCGAAATTTCTTACCAGTTTGGATGGAACGCCCCCTTGCGGTACTGCAAGCAGATGTCAAGCCATACTGTTCACCGTAGCGTAACCACTTGAAGAACTGGTCCTGGTATTCAATGATGTATTTCATTGTAGATAAGGTCAGCGAAGAAACTGTGAGATTGACGAGTAGGATGAAATGAGTGAGGGTTGATGTGTTTCTGTTGTTCTAAGAAACGGATACGTTGAGAGTCTGTTTTTTGGTATTGAGAGACGTGATAACCATCGTTAGATGGGGTATACCCATAATGTGTGGAAAGGATGGAACAGAGGTCCCTAGAGGGGCGATCTGAGAAGAGTAGACGGGGGATGTGTATAGGGTAGTTATGATGATTGAAAAGGTCTACCCAGTAGTTCCGAAGACCTAAAGCATCAAAGAAGGTATTCCAATGAAGCATTAGGTTGGAAAGTTCTTTGAGGATTACGGAATGGTTGTAGTGAAGGCGGAGGTGAGTTTTACTGTCAAAGTTATTTTTACGAAGTTGATTGTCTGCTGAGTAACCATGACCCCATACTCTACTTACATAACAACTACGTTCATTATACCATATTTCATCACGAGCAGTTGAAGTAATACCCCATAAGATAATCGAGTCTTTCGAGGGGGGAGAAGTGTTGAAGAACTCAGTGGCCAAGCGGAATTGTTTTTGGTTACTAGAACCGTTTGCTGAGAAGTTTATATTAGTTTTATTGAGTCTTTTTGCCAGAAGATGACGGTATGAGTATTTGGTGTAATCCTCTGAGGTTCTTTGAGTATTGAATTGTTCTCTAGGTTGACCTGGGGTATAGCAGAGACCATGACCCCACATCCAGGAGCAACCGAAGGTAACTAAGGATGAATCCATGCTGTGGGGAGGTCACCGAAGGTTTCTTTCCAGTCTTGGTAGACAGGTGCAAGAACTTGCGAAGCAAGGTTGATGATGTCTGGAGTTAGTGGATGGACATCGGAGGACCATTGATCCCTGAGGTATGGATACTTAGGGGCGTTGATACCTTTGTCGGGGTAGTAAGCGTTTTGGTGGAGTTTGGTGAGGGGAAACTCCAAGAAGTCTGAGAGGTGTTTGAGGGTTTTAGTATCTTTAGGATTCCAGAGATCCTCCATGATGATTGGGTGAACTTTATCGACTCCAAAGAGTTGAGAGTATTTTTTGTATAGTCTGGCGTATTGGGTGTGTTCATCGATGCCTTTATTCATTAGGGCGTCGGTGGTGTCCTTGAAGTATTTTTTAGGTGTTCTGTCGAGGTCGGACATCCAGGCACCTCGGCGGTTGGAACCCTCTCTTAGAGGGGAAAGTTCAAATTCTTGAAGATCGTCAATCAAGTAATTGAGATGAGACCACAGACGCCTGATTGGATCTCTAAAGATCATTAGGATCTTGATGTCAAAGTATTGCTCTAGAGTTGGTTTGATGGTTTGTAGGAACTCTGGTTTTAGAGTTGCATTAGCGTTATTGAAGTCCACCACGGACTTATAGTGTTCCTTGATGTTATTATAGGTAACCTGATGATAATAGATGTAGGTATCTAAAGTAAATGGTGGCGTCATGAAGGCATGTTCTGCCTTGATGTCCACATCACCAATGAGGGGATTATGAGTAACGAGTGTTGGGAGTTTTGCTCCTGAGGGGTGATCTAGATTTCGATGGTATTTTTTGAGTAAGTTATCTTGATGGTTTCTACCTTGCATGAAGGTAAGGTAACCATGCTGCTGTGCCCGCCAGGAGTGACAGTAATGATTATCATGAGATAGGGTATAGAGTAGTGGTGTGGTGGCGGAGTGTGGAGTGCCGACACCCAATAACAAAGGAATCTTCATTCGCTCTTGTAGAGGGACCCTCTCATGTGACGGATAGACATATAATAGTATGGAGTGTTGAAGATATCCTTCATAGAGTATTCCATAACCATTGCGATTCGTTTATGTGACTTTATGGTGGGTTCTAGGTTTCTATGTAATAGACCGGTATCAACTGCGAACTTGACTCGTTCTGATCCTTTGTAGGTCATCGCACGTTTACCATGACCTTGGATTGAGTCAGGTGAAAATGCCTCATTCCATGTTAGTTCAGTGAGCATGGAGTTGACTAGGATTCTAGACCCTGGGAAGATGTATTCATCGAGTGCATCCCACCAATAGTTTGGAATACCCTCAGCTTTTAGGAGACGATCAACAACGGCGACTTGATATTTCATTCGATCATAGATGAGTTCACCACCAGGCGCGTGAACATCATTGTAGTATTGATCAACATCAAGTTTGAATCTTTCTTTGATTTCTTTTTTCTCCCATTCGTCCATCCCGAGTCGGAGCACAGTCTGGTGATCGTGATTCTCTATAGAGATGTTGTTGGTGTTTTGAATCTCAAAGATAAGACCTGCAATTTTGATACCCCTCTTCTTTAGTTTGGGTACTGAACGAATCAGAAACTTGTTTAGTCTATGAATGAGTTGTTGATTCGATGTATGATAATATGTTATCTTACGTAATTGAAAGTTATACTTCTTCGCTAGAATATCTGCCCAAGATTCACCGGGAGACTTTTTGGCATGAGTCCAACAACCCCCAAAGACGATTAGTGCTGGGCGAGGACCAGATTCTTTCAGATCCTCCTTAGATTCATCGTCAACACGTCGTCTGGTGTAGTAGTGCTCAGTAAGTCCCCAGTGGTCCAGTGTTTCTTCTTCAAAGTTCTCCAAACCTGTCCCTCATGTCTTCACGTTGTTGTTTTAGGGTATCAAGGGCACCATCAATAAACCCACGTCTGTATTCCCAGGTGTCACCACCGGTCATACCCCTAGAAGGATTTATACACTTATCAAAGTCAGGATTATCTCGTTTGATGTTATTACATACAAGACCAGCGAGGTCAAGGTCTTTACCAGGTTTACCTGTGCCTTGCCAATAGAGTTGCCCCTCCATCCAGGTAGCACCACATTTCTCACATTTTCTCATGGGGAGAACAGCGGGGGATCAAAGTATTTAGAAATTGGTATGTTCTATAATATACTCCGCAATAATTTTATGTTGATCTGCATTGGGATGACCCTGACCAGGTGTTTGGATGATCTGCAGAATATCCTCATAGATGTGATGCATTTTGGCGTCATCCATAAGATTTCGCCAGTAACCCAAATTTTCTAGAGGATCACAATCATTGAAGAGTACGATATATGGAACTGAGTGTACTTTAGCGAATTGTTCAAAAAGAAGCAAGTTTTTGTATAAGTTTTCTCCACCATGTGTTTTATTCCACACCCAACGATAATATGAAGACATCGCTAAGGAATGCGGAACCTTCTTCTTATTACCAGAGCGGAAGTTGAAGTTAGAGTTATCTTGTCTAAACCTGTAGGGGCAGAAGAGATGTGGACCATCTTCTGCATAGTATTCAATACGAGTGGGCACTGTGAGTTGCAAGATCGTAGGACGAACCCCATTGGTCTTGATCTCATGCAGTGCCCGATTTACAATAAAGTCATTGGATGCTCCACATTGGGATAAGTCAGTGACCTCACATTTGTAATGTTCAGAGACATAACGAATGAATCGCTCTTCAAGGCGATTTTCTAATTCATCACCCCAAGTGTATGAGCACCCTGCAAAGATCATGCCGAAAGATCAATCATTTTCTGTATGTATGTCTTCGCTTTTTCCAGATCTTTCTGACGAGACTCGCCAGATTTTCTGCCTGCTCGACTTACATATTTTACTACGTTACCAGCAAAGAAGTCAAGTTTCTGATCTGCAATGAAGTCCCAGACTTCGATCTTGCCAGTGGTGTAGTAATCAGGACGGTAGCTGTCACCAGTTACGGTGAATTCTTTTGATGCTTCAGTTGAAAAGGTAATTACATCTTCACCCACTGCACCACCAAAGGTGATGGGATCTACAGGTTGTGCTGCAAATACAGCATCATCCGGGAGTTGGATGTTGAGGTCAATGCTGCCGGTAGTGTCGTTCACTTGGTTTTTGTAGAATTCGTTAGGGAGACCAAACTCATCAGAAGAGGGTGACAAACGTTCAGATTTTTTTGCCATAAAATCAGTGAATGTCCTTCCACTTAGTTATATAAGATTTGGGATTAGGATTTTTCTCCTTGAGTGTACTATAGCACTTTCTTACAATGGGGTCAAGAATATCTGCTATCTGTTGATGTGAAATACGATTTGGATGGAATGAATATGGATTGACCCTATCTGCTTTCTTTAGATGTTCAATACGACCACAATCTGCTAACCAGTTAGAGTAGTGATACTTGTCATCTTTAGGATGCCAACCATTCTTGTATGCCAATTGACTGTGCATGTCTTGATTGCAGTCATACGGCAGTTTGTCGAATGGTTTGTAGAGTCCAGCATTTGGATATTCATTGACATTTAGCATGTCAAACCAAATTGAAGGGACGCCTAGTAGGTCGAAGTAATGCTGCCAGTGCCAGATTTGCTCTGCTAGCGAACTCTTTTCCCGAGGTTCGTTGAAGTGTTGCTTGAAAAATTCTTTAGGACCACACCAGTCATTCCCATGTATGTTCGGTCTTAGATGTTGACCAGGTTGAAAACATGAATACTTCTTTGAATGACTGAAGTACATCTCCATCCTATAGATGGAGGTCACGCCAACCATCACAATGGTGTCGTCTAGTGTATTGGAATGTAGATACCTGTATAGTTTACGAAACTGTTTGTTATTAGATGACCCACCAGTAGACAGATTGACATTCTCAAACCCATACTTTTTTGAGAGGATGGTTCTAAACGCATACTTCCACTGGTTTTCATCGTAAGCTTTCTTCTTATATTCTCTCAAGTCCCAAGGATTATCAGGATCATACTCGGCACCAACCCCCCGCATCCAACTACACCCTAAGGTCAGCAACCTAGTCATGTACGTCTTTCCATCTTGTGATGTAAGGATTTATGTTAGGTCTATTATTATCCAAACAATCTTTCAAGATGGGGTCAAGGATCTCGGCAATCTGCTGATGTCCTTGTCTAGTTGGGTGAAACGAGTGTGGGTTGACGACTTTCTCTCGCTTCAAATGCTCTATGCGGTCACAATCTGCCTCCCAGTCAGAGAAGTGGTACTTATCATCCTTAGGATTCCATCCAGTTTTGTATGCTAACTGACTCAGTAGGTCTTGATTGCAGTCATATGGGAGTTTATTGAACTCTTTATACAGTCCACCGATGTAATGATTGACGTTTAGCGTGTCAAACCAAATTTGGGGGACGCCAAGTGCATCAAAATACTGCTGCCAGACATAAACATCATCCGCTAATGTTCGTTTTGCGTCCCTTTCTTTGAAGTGTTGACGAAAAAACTCTTTAGGACCGCACCAATTTGGTCCATAAACGTTTTTATAGTTCTCTTGAGTGGGTTGAAAACACCAATATCTGTTTATGTGGTTGAAAAATAACTCCATCCGATAGATAGAAGTCACTCCCCACATGACGATAGTGTCATTCAGAGTATTTTTGTGCAAATATTTCTTCAGTGAGCGAGACTGATTGCTATTAGACGCTCCTGCACAAGCAATATTGACATTTTGTAGTCCATATTTCTGTGCAAGTATCGTTCTAAATGCATATTTCCACGTATCATCACCCTGACAATACTTTTGGTATGACTTTTTATCCGATGGATTGTTAGAATCGTACTGAGATCCTACTCCTTTTACCCAACTACACCCTAGGGTAAGCAGTCTGGTCATACTTTAGTTCTAATTTCTGCGTCAATCTGTTCTGCAATCCATTTATGGTACTCTCTGGTGGGATGTTGAGAGTAAGGATTGACCCAACCCTTCTCTTGGAGGTACTTGATACGGGTTGAATCTGTATTTGAGAACTGAGAAACGTGATATCCGTCTGCTTTTGGACTAAAACCCAGGTCTGCACACTTCAATGACAGCAAATCTCGCCTCGGTCTCTTGTCGAAGAGCATGTTCTTGACCGGTTTAGTGTAATTATGGTGGTTGAAGGTGTCCAACCAGTAATTTTGGATACCTGCACTCTCAAAAAAGCGGTTCCAGAATCGCATTTTGAACCTCAACTGCCTCACTTTCTCATCGTGATTGTAGTGATGCTCTAAATGCCACCTAGTATCGAACTTGGCACGCTCCATTTGGGTGTCAGTACCCCATCCATTACCAAAAAGAACGTTTATATACTTGCCAATTTCATTATAATAGACCTCAATGCGGGTTGTAACCGTAATTGCCCAGAGGACAATTGTATTTTCATACTCCTCTGGGTCTAGTTTTCCGAAATATGTCTCTGCAAATCTAAACTGCTTTTCATTAGACGACCCCATTTCACTGAAATCAACGTTGGTGCAGTTCCACATGTCACATAGGTGCTTGCGGAAAGCGTACTGATCACCGAATTTGCGGTCACTGTTATCTTTATCTTTCTTATATTCAATCTTGGTCATCCCTGGAGTGTAGTTGGTGCCTACACCATTCATCCAAGAGCATCCAAAAGTAACAAGATTCATAGTAAATCAGATCTTAGGGGCAGAGGGGACGGGATTCTGCCGTATTTATCGTAACATAATTTGGCAAGCATACTCAAAGTCATGATGGTGACTTGATGAAACTCTATTTTCCCCATGCTTCTGGCAGTTCCTTGAAAACGTGCTTCCAATCTTTATAGAATTTGCCCATATACATGCCTGCAACGTTGATATCTTCTTCAGTAAGGTCCTCAACGTCGCTAATCCACTGGTCTTTGAGGTATTCGTAGTGGGGTGCCTTGCTTCCCATGTCTGGGACGTAGACGTTTTCGTGAATTTTGGTAATTTTGTATTCAAAGAACTCCGAAATACGTTCCAGTTCTTCTTTTTCTTTGTCGGGATTCCAAAAATCCTCCATAACGACTGGATAGACGTTGTCTTTTCCAAAAACGTCGCAATATTTTAGATAACCTTCGATATAATCGCAATGATCGGGCACTCGACCCTGTTTTAGGTTCCAGAAAAATAGTTTTCGGTGCTGTTTTCGCGCACAAAGCCGTGCTGCGACGAAATCTCCCTGAAAAGCGTTCACAATTTCACGTTCTCTGTTCAATAAACTGCCAACTTCCGAAAAATAACGCCTAACGGGGTCGCGAAACTCCATCAAGACCTTCACTTTGAAGTGCTCCTGCAATTTTGGAGCAATTTTCAGCAAAAACTCGCGAGAAAGTGTAAAATTTGTGTTTGAGAAGTCGCAGACGCCCTGATATTCGTCTTTGATGTTCTCCCAGTGCCCCAAAAAGTATTCGATGTACGCATCGAGCGACTTTGGGTTCACCATAAGCATATCAAGAGACGTATTCTTGATAAATCGGTTGCTTCTGGATAAATATTCGCCAAAGGGGTGCGTGTTAGGTCTCTTCATATAGCTTGACCCATGCCACATCATATTGAAGGCACCTTCATGTTCTCCATCCGCCTTCTCTAGTGCCTTGAGATACCAATTTTCTTTTTTATGCCCCATATGGACATATTGGTTGTCCATCGTCACCGTGTAGTGCATGGGACTGGTCGCTGACCAGCCGACACCGGGGTTGAGGAGGAGAGTTGGTTTCATGGTAAACTATATACGTCTAGGAGGAAAATTTTATGCCCTATGATGTCTATCTAGACAAGAAGATCATCTTCGAGTCAATCTCGAAGGAACAGGCAGAAGAAATTCGTACCACCATGCAGCGAATGATCATGGCGGGCATCAATACCACCTACAAAGTGGAAGATATCAGAATAGAACCATCTAGAGAATGAAACCAACATTATTTTTGAATGTAGGAACTGGATGGTCCGGGACCACTCCATTATACTACACTTTGGGTTGGTATAACAAGTATTGTCACTCTGGACACAGAAAAGAAAAGGGATATTTGTGGTTGCTGCAACTGCAAAAGAATAACAACACATTTGAGCGGGTCAGATTCTATAAAAAGTTCTTTGGTCCGTCTAGGCAGTCAACCACAACCCGAAAACCAAAAATTTTCACTCACGAGTCTCCTTACGTTGCGGGAAAGTGGACTGAGGAAGAAATTGAGTATTTTTGGTCGCCTCCATTTGAGTTACGGAAATATGTTCAGTATTATTTGAAGCATTGGGACAATATCAAGGATGAGTATAAGGCAGTTGCTGATTTCAGCAACCCCAATGGATATTGTGAAGCAGAATACCTAAAAACTCTGGCATTTCATCTACAGAGTTATTTTGACGTAAAAATCCACATGATTTTCCGAGATCCCATTCGGAGACTGTGGTCTTGTCGTCAGGCACAGAAAAGAGACAAACCTGTCGAGCATTTTCTGAAGTCTGGGATGGATTTTGACTATATGGACTTCTATCACAAGTGGGCAGATGCATTTGGCAGTGAAAACACCCATGTAACGATTATGGAAGATTTCTGGGCAGGAGAAACTGCTGCTCTGTCAGATTTCATCGGTATGGAGATCAAGGATGTTCATGTAAACGCATATGTGCCAGATCTCGGTCCCTGTGCCCCACATATCCAATATTTGAACGATCAGTGGGAGTCTGATGTAATGCACATGCCAGATCATGTCAAGGATCAGGCAAAGATCATGATGGAACCTTGCTATTCCAATTGGAAACAATATTTTGGTAAATTACCCGATTCTTGGGGAAAATAATATTATAGATAGAAAGCATTCGAGGTAATTATGTTCCGACTCTGGCACTGGATCGTTGGCGAATGGAATCTCAGGAAAATTCGGAAAATGGATCCGTTCGTCTATGAATTAGATGAGATGGACGAACTCGATGATCCATTTGCTGATGATGAGGGCGATGAAGCATGATTGGGTTCTCTGAAGGTTTTCACGACGCTGGATTGGCAGTTGTTCGTGATAACAAGATTATCTTTGCTGGTCACAGCGAAAGATACTCTAAAAAGAAGCATGACAAGAAACTGTGCGAAGAAATCACTTTCATCGGGCAGCATCTGAATACTAAGGACGATGTTATCGCTTTTTACGAGAAGCAGTTCCCCAAAAGAGTCCGTCAGTTCTTTGCAGGTCAAAACCACTGGAATAGAGATCGGAAACTGGCATTCTCACCTACAGTCAGCTTCCCACATCACATGTCGCATGCAGCGGCAGCATTCCAGACATCTTGCTTCGATGAGGCAGCATGTGTGGTCGTTGACAGCATTGGAGAGTGGGATTGCAGCACTGTATGGACTGCTGAGTATGTCAACGGCACTGCCAGCTATGTAAAGCGTTGGTCACGTCGATATCCCAAATCTATCGGTCTGTGGTACTCCGCTTTGACTAAATGGGCAGGTCTTCGTCCTCTGGACGAGGAATATATCTTTATGGGTATGGCAGCGTTTGGTGAACCCAAACATGTGGACGAAGTACGGGAACTTCTGTCCCAAAACAACCATCGGGGTTGCCATCTGAATATTGAGAGCAAAGAGGACGTTGCTGCTAGTGCACAGGTAGTCCTAGAAGAAGAGTTGGATAAAATCTTTGATATCGCACGTCGATACAGCGATAACGTTTGCTATGGCGGTGGTGTTGCTCTGAACTGTGTTGCTAACACCAGACTCCGTGAGAAGTGCAACTTGTGGATCATGCCCAACCCAGGAGACGCTGGTGGAGCACTTGGTGCCGCATTATTGGCACATGGTAAGAGAGTTGAGTTCACACCATACACTGGTTACAAGATTGACCGCAAAGTTGATCCTGAAGAGGTTGTAGATGTTCTTCTGAAGGATGGTATTTGTGGTCTTGCAAATGGCAGGGCAGAGTATGGTCCACGTGCCCTAGGCAACCGTTCTTTGCTAGCAGACCCCCGAACCTTTGCAAATAAAGATCGAGTCAACGAAATCAAGAAGAGACAGAAGTTTAGACCGTTTGCACCAGCAATTTTGGAGGAATACTGCCAGGATTACTTTGACATGCCCAAGCACTCTCGCTACATGTCATATGTCTACCAGTGCAAACTCCCAGAGGAGATTCCTGCCTGCGTACACGTCGATAACAGTGCAAGAGTACAAACGGTACCCGAAACTAGTTCTAGCGTCTTCAGGAAGGTCCTAGAGGTCTGGTATGAGCGTACAGGTTGCCCTGTGCTTCTAAATACATCACTGAACATTCGTGGCATGCCAATGGTCAACGAATGGTCCGATGCACTTGACTTTTCTAGTAAGTATAACGTCACTGTATTATGAAAATACTATTCTCAGGCGATTCTTTCTGTGAAGGCACTGAACTGGATGGTTTGGAGCATGACATGGATCAAAGAGATCGACTGAGATATTCAAACGTCGTAAAGGAATATTTGAATGACCTTTTTGGTCTTGAGGTGACTTTTGATAATATCGGGTACTCTGGTTACTCCAATGATGAAATTACCCGCGACACTGTTGAGTATTGCGAGAAGAATGAAATAGATGTTGCTGTGGTGCAGTTTTCCCACCCCCAGCGGTGGTCATATTACAGCGAACTGAATGAACGCTGGTTCAGTATGGATCAGTACGAACATTTCTATGGTTGCCACCCAGAACACAAAGTAATCGAGATTTGTGAGTGGTGGGACGCCAATGTCAAGTCTAGAACTCTGTATATCGATAATTTTTACAAAAATGTCTTTTTGCTTGAGCAATACTTCAAAGCAAATAATATTCCCTATGTTTTCCTCCAGTTAGAGGAATGGACACCCAAAGAGATCGAAAGTTGCAATACTATCTGGAAAGAGTTGGTAGAACACAAGAGTGTCAAGGGAGTGACTCCCTCACAAGAAGAATTCTGTAGCCGAGAATATTACGTCGGAGAAACGGATTCGATCTGCCCTACATGGTGGATGAAAGACGAAGAACTGATGAGGGAGTATAGAACCCTTGATCAGCGAGATGAGAAGACAGAATTTGCCACTGGCGACGAGGAAGACACTCACCGCTGGTTGGGTGGATGGCATCCGGGTAAAAACGGGCATATTGCGATTGCAAAGTGGATTATCCAGGAAATGACTTCTGACGAGAAACTTCAGCACCTATTCCCCGGCATATGAACAGAAAAGAATTATTTGCCAACCAAAAGGACAATGCAATATGTGCATACCCGTTTTTCAACGTTAGGAACGGACAATCGAATGGATATGCTCCATGCTGCTGGGCACACCGCCAACAACTAGTCAGTCCCGTAACTGACACTGTTTTTGACTATTTTGACAGTCCAGAAGCAGTTGAGTTGCGTCGTGGGATGTTGGCAGGCGAAATCACGAATCAGTGCAAAGCAACCTGTCATCTTTGCCATCTGAGGGAAGAAGAGAGTGGTACATCCCCTCGTTTGATGATGCCACTCAATCCTCAGTTATTTGATCTATTCAATGACGATGGAACGTATAATCACAATCATGATCCAAGTCTACCGGCAAGAATTACTCTAGAACTCAATTTTTACGGTAACTATTGTAATCTAGAATGTTACGGTTGCCACCCGTCAGATTCAACGACTAGGGAGAAAAGATTAGAGAAACTGTCAGAATTGCGGGTGTCTGAGAAAAGAGACGATTGGTTTACCCGTGAGCAGGATGATGTTGCCTGGTTGCCTACAGATCTGCGAAAAGTTGACTCAGAGCAGTTTGAGCGTCTTGTAGCAGACATTGTGGACAATGCTGACCGTGTTGGTGCAATGGGGTTCTGTGGGGGCGAACCGATGCTGATGAAGTCACACTTTCAAGTTTTGGACGCCCTAGTCCTTGCAGGAAAGTCAAAACATATGAAATTGAACTATGTCTCGAATATGACTCTGTGGGACATGAAAAAGATGGAAAAATACTTTGAAGCGTTCGATTGGATCCATTTGCAGTGGAGTTGCGATGGACTGGGTGATAGAAACCATTATTTGCGATATCCGACTGACTGGGACAAAACTTGGGCGAATGTCCAAGCGATGCTGGAATATTGTCAAAAAACTAAGGGTTCAATGCAGACGACATTTACGCCTTCTTTATTGAGCGTTTTCAAAATCAAGGAAGTATTTGAGTTTTTTGAAAAGCATGGACTGAAGAAGCGTCCATTTACAATCTATAACCGATTAGAAGACCCACACTTCCTAAGAGTCAATAATGTGCCAGAACCCATCAAGGAACAAATTTATGATGAGGTAAAAAGCGTAAGTGAAGCAGTTGCCTTGGATATGATGAGACCTTGCGAACCTGGATCATGGGAGATTGCAAAAGAGTATTTTGATGATCTTGATAGAACCCGAGGAACCAATTGGAGACAGACTTTTCCCGAATTTGATGGTTACTAAATAATATGGTATTATGCCATTGGGGCATGATGCCTTATTACAAATTGACCTACATGTATGGCTAAAGGTTTCAAGGTGGTGACGACTCCGCCTGAAGGTGAACAGACCAAAAAGTCGGATGAATTTTCAATTGAAGCCGCAAGAGAGATGGTGAAGGGTAAGACCTTCGTCTTCTGCCTTCCTGGTCGCGGTGTTTCCTATATCTTCCTGAAAAATTTTGTACAACTCTGTTTTGAGATTGTGCAGCAGGGTGGTGCTATTCAGATCTCCCAAGACTATTCTTCAATGGTCAACTTTGCCCGTTGCAAGTGTCTTGGTGCAAATGTCCTCCGGGGTCCAGATCAGGAACCTTGGGATGGCAAGCTTCAGTATGACTATCAACTGTGGATTGACAGCGATATCGTTTTCGGTCTTGAACAGTTCTATCGCATTCTTTGGATGGACAAAGCACTTGCTGCTGGTTGGTATGTAACTGAAGATGGCAATACCACTTCTGTTGCCCACTGGTTGGAAGAGGATGACTTCAAGAACAATGGTGGTGTCATGAACCACGAGATGCTTGATGGTATCCAGAAGCGTCGCAAACCATTTACTGTTGATTACACCGGTTTCGGTTGGTTGCTAATCAAGAAGGGTGTGTTTGAACATGCTGATATGAAGTACCCATGGTTTGCCCCACAGATGCAGGTCTTTGAATCCGGGGAGGTTCAAGATATGTGTGGTGAAGACGTGTCCTTCTGTCTTGATGCCAAGAAAGCAGGTTTTGAGATCTGGTGTGATCCTAAATGCCGTGTCGGACACGAGAAAACGAGAATCATTTGATTTTATAGATATATCAAGTGGTTACGCTAATATGGACCGGTACGACATCTATATTGAGGGTCGCAGAACCCATCACGCAATTAGCGAAGAAGAAATGGAAGAAGTGACGCAAGACCTTGCTGACGACTTCTACCGGACCGGTACTCCCCATCCAGAAAGCGTAGACGTGATATATGTCGGAACAGATGATGAATAAAGGAGGGGTCGAAAGACCCCTTTTTTTGTGCTCTAAATAAATACAATGGCAAAATAGTAGGTCGCGCAGTGCCTCTTCAGAGAACATCGCTACCTTTCAAAGACATTTCACTGTCTTTCAAAAGGCATCCGGTCACTAACGATATTATTCCTCTGAAGAACGAGGACGCTATCAAGCGGTCTGTTCAAAACCTGGTACGTATCCAAATAGGCGAAGTCTTCTTCAATAACCTACTGGGAACTAGGATTACAGGATCTTTATTTGAACTCGCTGATGGGGATTATATCGACCCCATCAAGACTGAGATAGAAACTACTATCGGTAATTTTGAACCTAGGGTCAGACTTACCGATGTGAGGGTCGAAACTTATCCCGACAGAAACGTACTCGATATAGCAATTGATTATGACATTGTGGGGCAGAATGCTCCATCACAAAGTGTATCATTCATCCTCGAACCCACCAGGTTATAATGGCACTAACCCAATTTACCAATCTGAACTTTGAGGACATCAAGACCTCAATCAAAGACTATCTGAGGGAGAATAGTAACTTCACAGATATGGACTTTGAGGGGTCTAACCTCTCAATGCTCATCAACGTACTTGCTTATAACTCGTATAGTACCGCCTATAACACCAACATGGCGGTCAATGAAACGTTTATAGATTCAGCAACGCTAAGAGAAAATGTTGTATCTCTTGCTCGTAATATTGGTTATGTACCTCGCTCTGTCCGTGCGGCGCGTGCGGTCGTAGATATCGATATCGCTAACCTGCCCACCACTACTGAGACGGTCTCTATTCAACCTGGCGTCATCGCTAACGGTTCTGTCTCTGACGTAAACTATATCTTCTCTATCCCGGAACAGATCACCTTCCCTGCAAGTGATGGTACAGCAGGTGCTTCTATTGAGATCTATCAAGGTCAATACCTAGAGAACAACTATACCGTCAACGACTCACTGCCTAACCAGAGATATATTATTCCCAACAATGGGGTGGATACGTCTACTCTTAGAGTAAAGGTAAAGAACAGTGCTCAGGACAACACCGTTACTGAGTATAAGTTGGTTGACTCTATTGTTGGTGTTACTAGTGCCTCCAACATCTATCTGATCCAAGAGACAACTGACGAGAAGTATGAGGTCCTCTTTGGTGATGGTGTCTTTGGTAAGAAACTCCAGTCAGGCAATATAGTCACTGTTGGGTATATCAAGACCAACGGCAAGGCAGGAAACGGCGTTCGTTTCTTCAACTTTGTCGGAACGATGAAGGATCAGGACGGTGCCACTGAAAGTGGATTCTCCGCAAACCTGTTTACAGG